AAAGGTATGTGGCAATTGTCGATTCTGGGTCACGGATGGCGACGAGGCAGGGTCGGCTACTGTCATCGCCGCGCGCCTCACCCATTAGTTGTCATGGCAGATCGCCACGACAAGATGGAGGAATTTCTCCACAAGAACCCCAAGAGACTTGGTATCGAAACGCGGCCGGTAGAGATCGAATGGCCTGAAATCCACGAGAGCGAATTCTGCGGCGAACACGAACTGAGAAGGTAAACACCATGACCGACGCACTCATCCGAATCGACGCTGAAATCGGCAGGCTGGAAACCCAGATCGCCAGCCTGCGTTACGCCCGCACGTTTCTGGAGCGGGATGCGCCAGCCGTCCCATGGCCCGAGCCGGCCGACGTGGACCGGCCGGCAAAAAAGTCCCCGCCTCCGGTGGCCCCACAGCGGCCGGAGGCGAGCGAACCACGGACGCAGGCCGACAGCCACGGCTACGCGAAGGCCCAGCAGATCCGACGGCACCGGATGGCCCGCCTGCTCGACGAACACGGTCCAATGCAATTCGGCCAGATCGCGGGGCTCGTGCGGTGCGCACCGGCCACGCTGCGGAAGGACCTGGACGAGTCGGGACTGTTCGAGAAGTCCGATCCAACGAGCACCCGGCCACTGTGGAGGCTGACCGAGTCCGGGCGAAAGTTGGCCGCGTCGAACGAACCTGGCTGACGCCGGGCGAAGCCGAGCACCTCGCAGAGATCCGCCGCGAGCAGCACGACGTGATCCGGGCCGAGCTGGAGCACAAGCCCCAGACGGCCGAGCAATTGAGCGAAGCCGTCACGCTGCCGGTGAAGCTGGTCGAGAAGCGACTCGGCGAGCGGCCGGATCTGTTCGTCGAACGCGGTGGAGTGTGGAAATTGTGCTGACGCCTTAGACCGACGGAATTCAACTCAGACGCGAAGCGGCACCGGATTCACGGTGCCGCTTTCTTTTTGCCATGCAATTCCAGCAAATTCGAGAGAATCGCGGGCGAAAATTGTTGCGGAAATGCGTTTCGACAGCGGACCAAAAAAGTCCCTATACAACTTATTTCTCAAATAAGGCACTTAGGGGAAAAATACCCCCCCCCTCCCGTGGTGCTTTTCTGCGCGAAAATCTTTGCGGCAAATCCAACTCGGCGCGCCGCGCCGCGAATAATTGCGGGATGAACGCCCGTCATGCCCAGTTCGTGCAGGAGTACCTGGTCGATCTCAACGCGACTCAGGCCTACCGCCGCGTGTATCCTCGATCGAGCGAATCCGCCGCCGGCACGAACGGCCACAAGTTGCTCAAGAATACTGCCATCGCGGCCGCGATCGCCGCGGGCTCTTCTCGCCGATTGCAGAGCACGCAGGTGACGGCCGAGCGCGTCGTGCTCGAGCTGGCCCGGCTCGCGTTCAGCGACCACCGGAAGCTCTACCACGCCGACGGCCGGCTCAAGGCCGTGCACGAGTTGGACGACGACACGGCGGCCACGATCGCCAGCAGCGAGGTCGAGGAAGGGTCGGCCGGCACGAAGTTCGTCGTTCGCACGCGGAAGGTGAAACAGTGGGACAAGCGCGAGGCCCTCAACCTGCTCGGCAAGCACCTCGGCCTCTTCGTCGATCGGCTGCACCTGACCGGCGAGGTGAAGACGACGCCGGCGCCGCCCCTGAACCTCGGCTCCCTCACCGATGAGCAGCTCCTCCAGTTCCGCGGTCTCCTCGCCGCGGCCGCTCCCGTTCCTGCCGCCGGGCCTGACGGCGGAGCAGCTCCAGCGGCTGGTTGACGCCGAGTTCGCCCGCCGCAAGCTCTTCGAATTCGCCAAGTTCACGGCCCCGGCCGAGTACAACTGGGGCCAGCACCACACCGTCCTCTACTCGTGGCTCAACGATTTCGCCCTTGGCCTGCGAAAGCGGATCATCATCGAGATGCCGCCCCGGCACGGGAAGAGCGAGGGCACGTCGCGCCGGCTCCCGCCGTTCCTGCTTGGCACCGTACCCGGCTCGCGGATCGTGCTCGCCTCGCACACGGCCGACCTCGCGGAGGAAATGTCCCGGGACGTCCGCCAGGTGGTCGACTCCGACCGGTACCGGGACGTCTTCCCGTCCGTCCGGCTCCACGTGGGCAAGCGAGACCGCGACCGGGCGGATCTCTTCGACGTGACCGGCGACGGCTCGTTCAAGGCCGTCGGCGTCGGCGGCGGACTCTCCGGCCGTGGCTTCACGCACGGGATCATCGACGACTACGTGAAGGACCGCCAGCAGGCGAACAGCCCGACGCAGCGCGAGGCCGTCTGGCGCTGGTACACGTCCGTCTTCCACACCCGCCAGGCGAAGAACGCGGCGATCCTCATCACCGCGACTCGCTGGCACGAGGACGACCTGATCGGCCGGCTCAAGAAGAAGGTGGACGCCGGCGAGTCCGAGCCGTTCGACGTGCTCACGCTGCCCGCGCTCGCGACCGACAAGCCGCACCCGGACGACTGGCGGAAGCCCGGCGAAGCCCTCTGGCCGTGGTTCCGGGACGCGGCCGCCTGGGAGCAACGGCGGCTCCTGGAACCCCGCGACTTCCACGCGCTGGACCAGCAGGATCCCCGGGCCGAGGGCGGCACGGAGTGGGATTCCTCGCTCTTCCCGCCGTCGATCTGGTTCGACGAGTGGCCGAAGGATCTCCTGCTCCTCGTCTTCGGCCTCGACCCCTCGAAGGGTAAATCGGCAAAGCACGGCGACTACTCAGCGATCGTGGCGCTCGGCCGCACACGGGACGGCACGCTCTGGGTCGAGGCGGACCTCGCTCGCCGCACGACGACGCGGATCCTGCACGAGTCCATGGAGTTCGTCGAGCGGATCGCCGGTGAGACGGGCAAGCCGGCCGACGGCTTCGGCGTCGAGTCCGACCAGTTCCAGGAGCTGCTCGCGGACCAGCTCGCCGAGCAGCAGGCGAAGAAGTGGTTCGCCCAGATCGTGTACAAGATGTTGACCGGCGGCGTGCCGAAGGACGTGCGGATCCGCCGTCTGACGCCCGACCTGGTCGCCCGCAAGCTACGGTTCCGGGCCAACCCGGGAACGCGGCTCCTGGTGCGCCAGATGCAGGAGTTCCCCGTCGGCGATCACGACGACGGCCCCGACGGACTCGAGTACGCCCGACGGCTGGCGATGTTCCTCTGGAACGGCAAGCGAGGATCGAAGTGAGTAACAAGCCCCCCAGTGCGGACGCGCGCACCGCCGACCTGAAGCGGCTCCGCATCGAGAACCACCTCGCGGCCGAGCGCATCCGCCAGACCCGTCTCGCCCGCGTCGCGGCCGTCGAGGCCCGCCGCACGCAGCTTCTCGAATCGATCAGCGCGAACTGGTTGCCGCAGTACGCCGACTACCTCGACCGGCTCCAGAGCCGCGACGCTCAGTTCACCGGCCCGACGGCCCGCTGGCAGCGCCGCCGCGGCCAGAACTACCCGATCTTCCAGACCGAGCAGGAGTTGGCCCTCCTCCGCGCCCCGTCGCGGCTGCTCGTCACGACGAACAGTTACGCGATCGGCCTCATGGAGGGCCTTACGTCGTACGTGATCGGCACCGGCTACACCTACCGCGTCGCCGCGAAGACGGACGCGATCGCGTCCCAGTTGCCGGAAGGCCTCATCGATGCATGCCAGCACGTCGTCGACGAGTTCCTTGAGATCAACGACTGGCACGGCGGCGAGGAGACGAGCCTCGAAGAGGACCTCTTCGCCCGCTCCGTCGGCGACGGCGACGTCGGGCTCGCCCACTACGCGCAGGGCGACGGGACGACGCAGGTCCGCGTGGTCGATGCCGACCAGGTCACGATGCCGGCCGACGCCGATCCCCGCGAATATTCGTTCGGCGTCTACGCCGACCCGAAGGACCTGCAAAAGCCGCTCGCGTTCTGGGCCCAGTTCGGCGACTCCCCCGACGACGGCGAGGAGTTCTCCCCGCACGAGTTCACATTCATCAAGCGCAACTGCCCGCGCGGCATCAAGCGCGGGATCCCCGATTTCAGCTTCGACACGGCCGACGCGCTGCGGCTCGCCGGCGTGCTGCGCGAGAACCTGACCGAGGGGGCCGCGATCCAGGCCGCGACCGTCGGCGTCCGGCAGCACTCGACCGGCACACAGGAGGAGATCTCGCGGTTCGTCGACGACGAGAAGGATTTCGACGAGCCGACGATCACCGGCGCGACCGTGCCGAGCCGCAAGGCCCGCGTCGGATTCGAGGACATCCCGAAGGGCCTCCAGTATGTGCCAGGCCCGGGCGCGGGCAACGCGCAGGCCCACATCGCCGTGATGGAGGCCTGCCTCCGCGGCGGCGGCGTGCGATGGAACGCGCCGGAGTGGCTCGCCACCGGCACCGGCAGCGCGATCAACTACGCATCATCGCTCACGACCGAATCGCCGTTCGTGCGCACCGTGCTCCGCCGGCAGAAGAGCTACCGCGAGTGCTTTCGCCGGCCGGTGCTCTTCGCGCTCGAATGGGCCGCGAAGTGTGGCCGGGTCCGCGACGCGAACGGCAACGTCTGGAGCTGGGAGGCCCTCAGCCGCGTGATCGACGTGCAGTGCGAGGCCCCGTCGCCGGAGACGCGGAACCTGCTCGAGGACGCGCAGCGGGCCCAGATCGAGATCCCGCTCGGCGTGGACAGCCGCCAACAGTACGCCCAGCGACACGACCGCGACTGGGACCGGATCGTCGCCGATAACCGCGAGCACCTCGCGGAGAACGGGCGGGACGGCCCGCCGCTGCCGCTGCCGGATCTCACCCACGTCGCCGAGTTGGGCGACGTGGGGTGAGGTGCGGACGTCCGCACTGGTAGCCCGTGACAGCCCGTTGCAGGTTTTCGTGGGGTTTTTGTGCGTACAAAAAAGCGATCCCTCGCTGGACTCCACCGCCAGGAAGAACAGCTCCTCGCCCGCTCCGAGGCGTCCGCCGACGCCGTCGAGCGGGCCATCCTTCGCGTCTGGACGAAGCTCCTCGCCGAACTCAAGCCGGGCACGCCGTGGCTCGTCGTGCAGCGCCGCGTCGCCGACGTGCTGCGCCAGCTGCCGACGGCGATCGCGGCGCTCGCCCGCGAACTGGCCGGTACCGTGACGGAGTCCGTTGCGGCGGCCCGCGAGGCGGTGCGCACGTCCGCACCCCGCCCCACGCTGGAGGACACGTCGGAGGGGGGTCCGGAATTTCCGGACCCCCCTCCGCATAAGCGTCGGCCCACGCTCGAAGATACCGCCGCCGTCGACCAGCTCGGCCGGTTCGCGTTCGACGCCGTGCTGCCCGGCCCGACGCCGGAGGAGATTCACCGGCTCGTCTATTCGTCGGGCTGGCAGCGGCGGCTCGCGGAACTGACGCAGCTCGCGGATCCGGAAGCCCTCGCGGCGGCGGTCGCGTCGAGCGTCGCACGCGGCGACACGCCCCGCCAGGCCGCGGCCGCGATCCGCCCGCTCGTGCAGGACGTGCAGGCGTCCGCACGTCGGATCGCCCGGCACGAGACGGTCCGCGTCGCGCACGAGGCCCGTTTCGCCGCGTACGAGGAACTCGGCGATTTCGTCGAGGGCTACCAGATTCACGCTGTACTCGACAGCCGTACACGACCTGAGCACCGCCGGCGGGACGGGACGATCTACTACCGGAACCCGGGGCCGGGTCAGAAGGGATTCGACGCGATGCCGCGCCCGCCGATGGAGGCCGACGGGACGGTCGCGTTCAACTGCCGGTGTTACCTTACGCCAGTGCTCGGCGGGTGAATTCTTCTCGCATCGCTTGCATCGGCTCCCGTCGGTTTGTCACGCTGTGTCCATGTCGCAATGCCGCACGCTCACCGAAGCCTACACAACCGGATCGCCCGACGAGCCCGCGCTCAAGGTCGACGAGTCCGCCGGCGTCATCTTCGGCGTCAAGGTTCTCGGCCGGTTCAGCCGTAACAACCACGGGGCGGCCGGGGCCACGTCGGGCAGCGAATACGCCCTCGCCGCGATGAAGGCCGCGCTGCCGCTCTACGAGGGGATCGACGTGATCGTCGACCACCCGAAGCGCGGGGACGCCGATGCGAGCCGCTCGAGCCGCGACGCCTTCGGCAAGCTCCGGAATGTCCGCATGGACGGCGACGACATCCGGGCCGACCTGCACTACCTGCGGTCCGACCCGATGGCCCCGAAGGTCGTCGAGGACGTGACGCGGCGGCTCGGCATCTACGGCCTCTCGCACAACGCGGCCAGCGGCCGGGAGCGGCTCGACCGCTCGACCGGCCGGCTCGTCATCGAATCCATCGAACTCGTCCGGTCCGTCGACCTCGTGCGCAAGCCCGCGACGAACCGCAATCTCTGGGAGTCCACCGTGGCCGACGAAACCAAGCCGACGCCGAAGATCACCTTCCGCGCCCTGCTCGAATCGCAGGGCAAGCGGTGGAGCAAGGGCCGCAAGCTGTGGGCCGACCGCCTGCTCGAAATGGACGAACTCACCGGGGCCGTCGCCGCCCCGGTCGAAGTCGCCCCGGAATCGACCGACCCCGACGACGCGCTCTGGGGCGGCTTCCAGTCCGCGATCAACGCCGTTCTCGGCAAGTACGAAGCCGGCGAAACCGACGCGGCCGGCGCGCTCGCGAAGATCAAGGAACTGCTCACGACTCACGAGAAGCTCGACGCCGAGGACGAACCGGAGGCCCCGGACGAATCGGCCGAGGACACCGGCAGCGATGCCGCGAAGACGGAGTCGGTGAAGCCCGACGCCGACGCGGCCGAGCTGGCGAAGCTCCGCCGCGAGAAGGTCGTACGCAACCTGTGCGAGTCGCTCGAATACACGCCGACAAAGCCCCAGTTCGCCGCCCTGGTCGCGCTCGACGCCGAATCCGATCGCAAGGCCCTGATCGAGGAACTGAAGGCAACGCCGGCGAAGCCCGGTGTTCGCGCTCCCCGTTCCGGCCGCACGCTCACCGAGTCCGAGAAGGGCGGCAAGCCGGCCGTCCCCGATGCCGCCGCGACGGCGAGCCTCATCAGCGGACTCAGCGGCTACTGACCCCGACCGGTGCGCGCGTCCGCACTGGCACTGTCCCAGACCACCCGACCGAGGATTGACCCGTGGCTATCGCCGAAATCGTGAGCGACAACAAGACGATCAGCGTGCTCTTCCCCGCGAGCGTCCTTCAGACTCGCGGGAACCTCATGTACCTCGACACGGCCACGCCGAAGAAGGCGAGCCTGCGATCGGACACGGGCAGTGCGGCCGGCAACATGGCCGACTTCGCGCCGCTGTTCCTCGGCGTCTGCAATGAAGATCGCCTCGCCGCCGACGCGACGACACTCCGCGGCACGATCATCACCGACGGGATCTTCGATTGCGACTGCGCCTCCCGCGCGTGGCAGTACGGCGAGCTCGTCGGCATCTACCGCGACGCGACGCCGCTCAACGCGAATCAGCAGGTTGCCCTTGCCGCCCATCCCGGCCAGTCGATCGGGATCTGCGTCCAGGACACCGGCGGCGTCGCGAAGACGAAGGTCCGTTGCCGGCTCGTCAGTCGGTTGGCCTCGCAGCTCGCGGCGATGTTCGGCGGCTACGGCAGCAACCAATTCGCCGGCACGGCCGGCACGCTCGCGGACTCCGCGAACACGCTCACGGTCGCGAGCGCGGTCGTCCAGGTCGGCGTTCCGACGGCGGCCCGCAGCGTGATCCTGCCCGCCCCGGCCCTCTCGAAGGGCCTGATGTTCTTGATCGTGAATAACTCGGCCGGCGCGAACGCGCTGAACATCCGCGACTCCGGCGACACGACCACGATTCAGGCCGTTGCCCAGAACAAGCGGTGCCTCGTCGTCTGCGACGGCACGACCTGGTTCGCCCTGTACGGCGCGTAACCGACCGACTGCCCCGGCCGCCCCGTGCGGCCCCGTTCCCGACCACCCTTGAGAGAGTGCTCCAATGCGCGGCAAGATCGCCCTTCGCAACCTGCTCGAATCCCACGGCGGCGACCGGGGCGCGTGCGCCGGCCACTTGCTGCACCTCGTCGGCCTGACCGACCGCAACGGCCAGCGATACCGCGGTCGCGGCGGCCGTCCGGAACTCCGCGACCCGGCCGACGGCGTGCCACGGCTGGATCTGTCGCAGTGCTCACTCCGCAACCTCGCGGAGGAGTTCATCGGCGAGGACGCCGTCGAGCGATGGATGAACCCCAACGCGACGCGGGCCCTGCTCGAAGCCGGCGCGGGTGCAATCCCGCCGTCGGTGTTCAGCAACATCAACGCCTTCACCGGCGTGACGTCCGGCCTGATAGAAGTGGCGATCCTGCAGGGCTACCAGAATCCGATGTTCATCGGCGACCAGCTCATGCCGACCGAGCCGTCGCGGCAGTTCGAGGGCCGCAAGACGATCGGCGTCTCGCGCATCGGCGACGTGGCCGAGGAGCGGCTGCCGGGGATGCCAACCGCGCGGGCGAAGATCGGCGAACGCTGGATCACGCAGCCCCGCACGGTCGAGAACGCGCTCGCCGTCGAGATCCTGCAGGAGACGGTCTACCTCGACCTCACCGGTCAGGCCGTGTCCGAGGGGACCGACGTCGGCACGTGGGTCCGGTACCGCAAGGAACTGCGGCAGATCGACGCCTGGATCGGCGTCACGAACAATTACAACTACAAGGGCTCGACGTACAACACGTACCTCACGTCGGGCAACTGGATCAACGACAAGTCGGGCAACGAACTGATCACGCAGGAGAACGTGAAGGCGGCCTGGATCCTGTTCCGCGACATGACGGACCAGGAGACGGGCACGCGGATCCTCACCAACCCGAACGCGGTGCTCGTCCAGCGAGAGTACCTCGACCGCGTCACGGCGCTCCTCGGTTCGCCGAACCTCCAATACCAGGTGACTCCCGCGCTCGCGGACACGGCGATCCGCCGCGCCGTGGACGGCCCGAGCATCTACGCCGGCAAGTACGAGATCCTCGAATCGCCGCTGGTGTACGAGCGGATTAACGCCGCGACCGGCCTCAACCAGTCCGCCGCTAACGCCGCGAAGTACTGGTGGATGTTCGAGAAGGGCAAGCCGATGGTCTACGTCGAGAACGTGCCGTTCCGCGTGCAATCGGCCTCGCCGGGCCAGCTCGACATGATCGACCGCGGCGTCGTGCTCTACGTGAAGGCCGACGAACGCGGCGTTCCGATGGTCAAGGATCCCCGCTTCGTGGTCCGCAACACCGGCTGATCCGGCGGCGCGACAGCGGCAACCGAACCCTGCGAGCCGCGAGAATTCCTCTCGCGGCTTTACTCTTCGAGGATGGCACCGTGGCGAAATCCAAACCGATCAACGATCCGACGATCCAGCCCCCCGACGAAACGCTCGCCGGCAGCGACGGCAACGACCCGAAGGAGCTCGACCCGGCCGAGGAGATCGCGAAGCTCCGGGCCGAGCTGGCCGCGAAGACGGCCGAGGCCGATGCCGCGGCGAAACTGGCCGAGGAGAGTGCGAAGCTCCGGGATGAAGCGATCGCAAAGCACGTCGAGGCATCCGATAAACTCGCCGAGCTCGGCGAGAAGTACTACGAGGCCATCACGGCCCGGACACCGCCCGCGATCAACTTCGACGGCCCGCTGCGCAAGTTCGTCGTCGCCGTGCAGGACGCGCCCACCTGGTGCGTGGAGGCCCCGCACGAGTCGCTCGCGTTCGATGCGTACAAGAAGGCGAGCGGCATGATCGCGACGCCGCACGTGCCGAGCGTGACGGCCGCCCACGCCGACCACCCGCTCGGCAAAGCCCCGTGACCGTTCCCCGAATCCGGTGCCGGCCTGTCGAAGTAACCGCGACCCATCGCGAATACCGTCCGTCCGGTGGACGGTATTCATCCCGTGAGGAATCCCCGTGGCCGTCGCCAACCTCGAAGCCGCGATCGATAACCTCGAACAGCTGATCGAGGCGAAGACGGCCGACTGGCTCGCGTCGGGCGCTCCTCCGACGTTCTCGATCGACGGCGAATCGTACGACTGGAACAACTGGCTCCAGGGCAAGATCGAGGCGATCGACAAGCTCAAAGACCTGATCCAGAATCGCGGCGGCACGTTCGTCGTGCGATCCCGCGTGAGGGCCTGACGTGCTACAAGTCCAAGACGTTCAACTCGCCCCGTCCCTCCGCCGGCAGAACCCGGCGAACGCTTCCGGCTCGCTCGCCGCGACGACGACGGCACCGGCCGCCGCCGCGGTCCTCCCCCGGCCGACCGTCGGCGGTTTCACGCCGCGCTGGCTGCGGCTGCTGCCGTTCGGCACCGGATCGGACAACGCGACGTTCACGCTCCAGGTCGTCGCCTGGTCGAACGTGTCGGGACTGTGGGTGCCGTCGATCCTGTACGAGGCGACGTGCACGCTCTCGACGTCCGTCGGCGTCGCCGGTGCGGCCGTGGTCGCGACGGAACGGTTCGCCGACACGATCACGAGTACCGCGAACAAGGGCAACGCCAACGTCGACGTCGTCGTACTCTCGCCGGCGGACAACACGCCCGGCCACGTCGTGATCGACGTGAAGGGGGCCGAGATGGTCGAGGTCCGGGCCGCGGCGGGCAACGCCGTCCTCTTCGCCTGGCTGTGAGTGCGGACGCGCGCACTTCGGAGTAGCTCCCCGTGTCGATCCCGATCATCACGCCGCCGCAGGTGCCGGTCAACGACTCCGGCGAGGGGCGGTACCTCTACGACGACGGCGACGGCTCGCGATCGTGGGAAGATGTCGCGGACGGATCCCTCACCGTCCGCGACATCGACGGAACGCCGAGTTTCACGGCGACCGTGATCGAATTCACGAACGGCACCGTCGTCAATCAGGGCGGCGGCGTCGCTCGGATCACTGGCCTGCAGGGGCCTACCGGTGCGAC